AAACCCTTCACCCTTTTTATCCCATAAAAAGAAAGGTACTTTTTGTGTATAATCACCTAATCTATAATTTAAACAATATCTAACTAGCACACCGTTTTGATCTAATTTAAAATCAATAGGAGTTGGACCCCAATTAGAACCATTTTTAAAATATGCCATGGTTGTAGTATCTTCAGGATCTAAGAACTCACCATTAAACATAAAGTAATGTGGTGTATCTAAATCAAATGCTTCAATACCCGCTTCGCAATTTATAGAAATCAATTGTAAAGCATCACCATCCATAACATTACCAAAATCATATCCACTATTTGTAAAGAAGGTTCCAACATCTGCCTTCGCTGCTGAAACATCCATTCGATAATTAATAACATGTTCAATAACATTACCAGGATCTTGATATGATGTTGCTGTTAGATCTCTAATGACAGAACAATTTGGATCTACCATAGGATCAAAACATATTTCATGAAAGAATTCATCTCTTACACCAACGTCATATAATGTTGTTGGATGTAAAATTTCTTTATATGCACTAAGTAAATTTGGTTTTTGACCAATAAATGTTTGTGTTGTTGGATTATAAGGTGTGCTTCTATAATAGAATTTTTTATCAAAAACATTAAAGAAAACTAATTCTCTTGGATATTTTGATCCTCTTTGATTTAAATCAAAAATACCAATATCATCCCATTTAATTTTATAATCAAATTTAAAGAAATACAACAAACCGTGTAACCAGTTATCAATATATGAGTAATTAGTTATACCACCACAGAAAAATAAACCAACACGTTTTCTTCTATACCACTCTTGTATTAAACTAGCATTTTTAGAGCCACCTTCAACAACAGGAATAACAGTCATTACACCGTCTCTAATTTCAGAATATCCTGATTTTGTTTTTCTATCATAATAAACGTTACCAAGTTTTGACCAAATTCTTAATCTAGGTAAACGACCAGCACCACTAGAGCCAATAATATCAGCTAATATTGTATACGTTGATCCTGGTTTGGTTGTAGATTCAGCAAAACCAAGTGGATAACCTTGTGCTGAACCAATAGGTTTATCTGGATCTATTGGTATATATGTACTACCGTATGTATTACCTGTTGACCAAAGATATTTGTATGATATGCTTTCATCATACGCTTTATCATATTTTGCACAACCTTCTTCAATATTGAAAGCATTAGATGCGCTATTTGGGTCAAGTTTTGGTTTACTTCTATCATAAATTCTAAATGTTACATAGGTACCTCTATCAGCATAATTACCGGCGCCATTTTTACCTCCACTATATCCTTCGTAGTTAAAACCAGAAAGTTCAGCCCAGCTACCATGATTTAAAATTAAACCATTAATAATTCTAGTTGAGTATTGACCAACAACATTTACTAAATTAGTCACATACGTTACACCATAATTACCATCACCGGTTGCCCATGAATCTAAACTACCTTGGTCTATTGTAAATTGTGAAAATTGTATGATATCTCCAGCAGCAGGATTAGTGCTAAATGATGCTGTAAAATCACTTAACGAAACTGATTTTGTTAATGTATCACCACTAGCTGATGAATATGGTAATATTGTATCCTTAACTGCCGATACGGCTTCAGCAACAAATCTAGCATTGTTTGGGTCACCAGGTATTGGTGTAATTGTTTGTGTATGTAAACTATTTAAAATTGTTCTTGTTGCTGAATTGGTGCTCCCAGTTAATGTAAATGTGTTTCCACTCATAAATGGATCTGTTGGATCATAATCTCTGGCTCTACCTCCAGTAACTGTAGAAGACCCTTCGTTAGTTTCCAAATTAAAACTGTAAGGTAGAACATATACTCTAGCATTACCAGCACCAATACCAATAACCTTTAATGTAATTTCACCAATAGAACAATAGGTGCTAGATAACGAAGAGCCTAGTGTTGCTGTTTCATCATCAGTTGTACATTCTTCACAATCTGGGTATGTTGTTAATGATAATGTTTGTGAACCAGTAACTTGTATTTTATGTGAAATATCTTGGAACTGTTCACCAATCTTAGCAAATGGTCTCCAGTTAAACGGCCATCCAAAATATATTGCGTATAATGCTTTACCAACTGTCATGAAAAATCTTCCTAACAATTCAAAAACAAAATTAAATATTAATGACGAAATAAATTGTAAAAACAATAATACTTGTGATACCAACAAGGCAAATTTTGCTCTATTTCTAAATGCAAAGTTTGTTGGTAAATAATTTGCAGTTCCAGTACAGTCATCTTCGACATTTGGTCTAATTTCTTTAATACCTAAAAATGCATCTCTTCTTGTTACACCAAATAAATTTTCAATTGATGAAACCTCATAATGTGACCCCTGAAAAGAAGATGGTGTATATACTTTACCATAGATGAATTTATAAAAATAATCTTCTGGTATATTGTTATTATTTGTACCTAATATTAAATCCTTTTTATGATTTCTTTCTGCTGTTGTTAATTGTTCTAATGTAACACCAGTTGGAACTGGTAGATTAATATAATCTTCAAAAACATTAGAAAAAACATATGACGATAGAATAGCTTCACTATATTCACTAGCATAACCAGTACTATACTTATTAAACTCTCTAATATTCGGAACAAGATATACTGCAGATGTTGTACCTTTTGTGGAACCTTCAGCTGAATCACTTAATGACATTTTAAATCTAGCGACAGCCGATGTTGCAACACCCTTATTAGAATCGTTTGTAAATTCTTGTTCACCAAATTCATTGGTATACATGTAATCAAGATTCATTGGAACAACAGCCATTGATGATCCGTCTTCCTCAATGATACCTGGACTAAAGTATTCCAATTCTGGATATAATGTTACACCATCAGAACCTTTTACCTTTTTACCAGTAAATCTAACACCTTCTATCTTTCCATCGCTTGTTTGTAAATTACATTTATATCCACTTTTTCTTCTAATTACACCACTTCTTTTTACAGCATCGCTGTTTGAGTCTGTAACTGTTGAAATTAACATTAATGATAACGGATCAACTTTGATCCCGTAATTAGATAAATCAAAGTCAGACCTTGTTATACCGATTTGACATAAATCCATATTACCCCAAAATGGTGCAATATCTACTGTTTTGTTAAATGAAATTATTTGTGGTAAACCATCTAAATCTGTATCTGATTTAAATTTAAAAAATCTATCAAACTTATTTTCATCTTCACCTTGTCTAACAAAATCAAAAGGTCTTAATGAAAAACAACCCATGTCTGATAAATCAACATCAACGTGTAATTGTTGTTCACCCAATGGTACACCCCAGATCATAAAGTCACCTGAAGAATTAGTTTTAACTGTATATCTGTAATATTTTTCAAATACCTCAAGGTATTCTTCCCTACTTAATATGTCTGATTGATCGAAAAATGTACCTGTTGGTGTGTGTCCACCATGTTGTTTTCTAGATGGTAATAAGTTATAACGATATCCGCTTTCATTTTTATCATCTGATAATTTATATGGATAAAGAGCTGAAACAACCGGATCTAATTCGTCTTTTTCAGTTAATGGTACCAATATTGATACTCTAGCATTTGGTACACCCAATCCGTTATTTACTGTAATTCTACCACAAATAACGCCATAATCGGCACATAAAGATGTGTAAGCATCTTGTTGGGTAAACTTTAAGGAAAGGATCTCTAATAGGTCATAATCCTGTTTAAGTTCAACAACAACCTTTTTGTCAGTCTGTAATTGAGTATTAATTCTGTGCTTCTGAATCATATTAACTATAAATAGAAACTCATACGTTTTCCATTAAGAAAAAGATAAGTAAAATATCCGTTAATATGTAGTCGTTCCCAAGGTTTTAACCCTAATTTGAATGTCTTTGTTTGGAAATCTAATTTGGAATATTTGGTTTGATTTCATAAAAACAGTCATATCTGTTTGAGTAATTAACCCAGTAGTTGCATCTAGTGTTTGTGAAACCTTAGAAGAAGAATATTCACCTCCGGTTTTATTATAGACTCTAACATCTATAACGTTAACAACCCCAGGAACATTATTTACTTCTTTCATCAATTCCCCAACAAACAATGGATCACCCATTTTTCTTTTATCTATTGAGAAATATTCTGTTGTTGCACTAATAACTTCGCGAAGAACCTCGGTCTGATTCTGATTTTTATCTAAAAGTATGTCTAATTGTAAACCAAGATCAATAACTTGACCACTAACAATATCAATATAATCATTAATCATTCTGTATTCAGAAAGATAAGAAACGATGTTTTGTTTTAATGTGTTTGATACAACATCTGTCAAATTACCGTTCTCATCATAAGATAATAGCTTAATTCTCACTTTATTATCTTCTTCCATCACATTAACTTTAGCTGGCGCACCATATGTAGATGGCATAGTCTCAATCATGGACTTATAGTCATTAAGTGTTACCGCTCTATTTTGTGCAGCAAAATTATATGCTATCATACCCCTTAGTTCTTCTAGGACTGGTTGGTCTGACCCGCCAACCGCTGGTGTAATATTTGTAACAACTAGAGATTGTAAAGTCTGATCGTTAAAGGTTGGGTTAGGCCCATTAATACTAAAGTCAATGTTTTCAATGTTGTTTATAACCCCCACACCTAAATTACTTTCTTTACCACCACCAATTCTATATTTGATGAATAACGTGGTGTCTTGTTTCGGTATTGCACCCAATGACATATTGTTTAAGTATGTCGATAGATTAACTTTTAGTTTATTGGTGATATAGTTGTCCAGATTGTCAAGTGGATCAACATTACCAGAACCAAATGTTAAAAAGAAATACCCTTCTGGTGTATATTCTGTAATAAATTTATTATTTACTCTTACATACTCCCCAGATTTAAAGTTTTTTCTATCTGAATTTGCTGTTTTACTTGGTACAAACACTTTGTCTTGAACTAATGATTGAACTTCGTACCATTTATTAGTATCTGCAATAAACTCACTATTTGTAGGATTACCAGCAAAAGATGTACCCTCTTTATGTATTATTGTTGTAACACCAAGAACATTTCTTTCTGGTAGGTATATTTTCATAAAAGGAACTTGATCTCTTTGATTTATTACCTTTCTGAATATTTTTGTTACACCATTAACAACGGGCTCTCTTTTAGTTATTGTGTATGATATTATTTTATTATTTCCATCGAAATTAGGGATCTTTAATCTATTTGGTTCACCCTTTTCATTAAATGGATTAGAAAAATCAATATCAGATATTGTTTCAAATATTTGTCCACCCCCAGAAACTTGTGCCCCAGCCCTTAAAATACCCTCATATCTTTCATCATCTTTATCACCTTTTACTGGTACATTAATACTAAAATCACACAATGCAACTGAAGGTCTTGAACCTGGGATTCTAATACCATACGTTTTAGCAATATGGAAAAGAGATTGCTTTTGTTGTGCAAAATCAAGCATAGTTTCTTGCCAAACTCTATCAATATGAAAATGTAGGTTATCCGCAACTGCGGCGTTTAAGTCTAACAATACTGAATATATTGAAGCGTCGTTAGTATTCTGAATTAAATCAGGATAATATTCTTTAGTAAAATTTACTAAGTCCTGTCTTAAACCAGCAAAATCTCTGTTGGTATATGCTATTTTTTTGCTCATATTAGATATTAATAATTACGAAGTCTGAACTAGAAAAAGCTCCGTTATTTGTTGTATAATCAATTCTTATTTTGGCGGTGTATGGTTTTGACGATGCGTCACTAACTCTAAATAACCTAATATCCTCATCTTCACTAATACTAACCCCGTCTGTTGGATCTAATTCTGGATTTGTTATTTTTATTGAGTTTATTTCTAAATTAGGTATATAGGTTCTAACACTCTCTCTAATCTCATCTTCAATACTATTATATGTCACAACATCATTCATATCAAAAATATAATCATACAATCTGGTACCAAAATCAGGTAAAAAATACCTACTACCCTTTCTTGTCAATAATAAATGAATCAAGTTAGCACGAATCTCCTCGTCTCTTGTTAGGGTCATTCTAGTGTAGTCACCAATTGTACTATCTCTAAACGGAAAGTCTAATCCATACTTTGTAGCCATACCAATAAATATAAACAATACTAAAATGGATATAAATAAAAAATCGCGACACCTTCATAAAAAGTATCGCGAAATTTAAATAGTGACTTGATATTCACACCCTTTATTAAATCAAGTCCTGGATGATCAAGGTACGCCTTGACGACAGTTAGACTTTGAGGGTGCCACCCATTATCTTAAGATCCACACCCCTCACATTCAAATGGGGAATCCGTTGGTCTTTCTGTTGTCATAACAACCTCCGGCGTGTCTTCACTTATAATAGATTTTTGTGTTGTCTGATATGTAACCGTTTGTAACGGTGATTCAACTGGTTTGTTAGTTGATGTATCAACACCCAATCCCTTTATTGGATCTACCGCAGAACGAGTTCTTAGATAGTACATACCCGTTTTTAAACCAAGTTTCCATCCAAATAGGTGAGCGGCCAATAGCTTTGGTTTTGTTGCATTATCAATAAATAAATTTAATGATTGTGATTGGTCAATAAACACACTTCTATTTGCGGCCATTTGTAAGATTCTCTTTTGAGACATTTCCCAAACAGTTTTATAAACCTCTTTTATTTCTACTGGAATTTCTGGGATATTCTGAATTGAGCCGTTCTCCATGATTAACTTCTTTTTAAGTTCATCATTCCATAAGTTCAACTTCAATAACTCATTAACCAAGTGTTTGTTAACTACAACGAACTCACCACCTAATGTTCTTCTTGAATACATATTAGTTGTAAATGGTTCGAACGCTTCATTGTTACCAAGAATCTGTGCAGTTGATGCTGTTGGCATTGGGGCAATTAATAATGAATTTCTAACACCATTGTTAACAACTTCTTTTCTTAATTTTTTCCAATCCCATCTACCTGACAAATCTTTATCTTTTAATCCCCACATTTCAAATTGGAAAATACCTTTCTCAATTGGAGAACCAACAATAGATTCATAAGGACCATATTCTTTTGCCAAATCATTTGATGATGTCATTGCAGCAAAATAAATTGTTTCAAATATATCTGTCTGTAATGTATCAGCTTCTTCACTTTCAAATGGTAATCCTAACATGCAGAATACATCAGCTAACCCTTGTACACCTAAACCAATTGGTCTATGTTTAAAGTTAGAGTTTTTAGTTTCTTCTGTTGGATAGAAATTTAAGTTAATTACATTATTCAAGTTTTTTACTACTTGATATGTGTACTCATATAACATGTCATGACTGAATTCACCATCAACAATATATTTCGGTAACGCGATAGACGCTAAATTACACACCGCTTGTTCAGTTGGTGAACTATATTCAATAATCTCAGTACATAAGTTTGAAGACTTAATTGTACCTAAATTCTTTTGATTTGATTTATAGTTAGCTGGATCTTTATATAACATATAAGGAGTCCCAGTTTCAATCTGTGCTGTCAATATAGCATCCATTAACTTTCTAGCCTTAACTGTTTTTCTAGCTAAACCTTGTTGTTCATAAGATTCATACAATCTAGTGAATGCTTTATCTTCTGGACTATCATATGCATCAGATAAACCTGGTGCTTCATCCGGAGAGAATAATGACCAATCACCATCTTGCTCAACACGTTGCATAAATAAATCAGGTGTCCACATGGCTAAGAATAAATCTCTTGCACGCATCTCTTCTTTACCATGATTTTTTCTTAAATCAATAAATTCAAAAACATCAGCATGCCATGGTTCTAGATAGATTGCAAATGATCCTTTTCTTTTACCACCTTGATTAATCCAACGAGCTACTTCATTATAAGTTTTCATCATCGGTAATAATCCATCAGACATACCACCAGTTCCTTTGATATATGCACCTTTAGCTCTTACATCATGAACATGTAGACCAATACCACCAGCCCATTTAGAAATCTTTGCAACGTCTTTAATTGTATCAAACAATCCATCAATATCATCACCCTTATTTCCAATTAAGAAACAAGATGACATTTGTGCTCTGCGTGTACCAGCATTAAATAATGTTGGTGTTGCATGCGTATAAAAATGTTGTGATAAATCATCATAAATCCTTAAAGCCATTTGTACATCACCAGCACAAA